CGATGTGTAACAATGGGATTGATTGAATTTGGTTTTGTGTTCATAATGCACCTGTTGTATGAAAAAGCGCATTTGATTTGACGGTCTGTGCGCTTTTTTGTTATTTGGTGAATTTAATTTAGTATTTACTAAATATAATGTCAATAGTATTTACTAAATATTTAGTAAATTAATTTAGTTTTATGCTTTAATAGACAAAAGAAAACCCTGCATATAGCAGGGCGAGATAGGTCAAACTTAGTTATTACAGGTTATCCTTCAGTAACCTTAGTGATAATAATAAGTTTTAGGTGTTACAGATAAATGAAAACCCACACAGGGTGGGTTGTTTTGAATCTAAGTAATTAAACAAGTGTTAAATTCGGATTTAAATTTGACCAACTAATAACTTCTTCTGAAAGCTCCTCAGAGCTATCAGATTCACTTAGTTTTATGCCCTCACACCCCAATCTCCATCGAAAATCAGAAATGATATTTTTTCTTTTGGTTTGCTCCGCTTTAGTCATTAAATCCAAATTAAATTGATTTGGAAGTAACATAAAGAGCTTTGTATCTTTAATTGACTCTAGATAATTTTTTGCACGCCCCAGATTATCTAAAGATTTTAAACAGTTAATTTCAATTTTTTCAGGAGTTGCATAGACTGAAGATACCATGTCTCCAATCTTATTATTCTTTTTATCCTGAAGAGATATATTAAGTCGACGAAAACCAACATCTTCATTACCTACAAGAGTTGCTTCATCATTAAATACGTCTTTATACGCTTCACCAATTTTTCTTTTAACGTATGACTTTACATCAGATTTAAAAGTAACAGTTTTAACAGTTTTAAAAACTTGAGATTTTTGTGTCGAACTGTGATGGTGGGATAAAGGTACTGTTTTTTCTAAAAGTTCTTCCAAAATTTGATTAATATCACTGCCTTGCACAAGACCTCTTTTTTCTATAATAAGCTGTTTGGAAAATGACAGTTCATAATTTTGGTGTATAAAGTCTTCAAAAATTTCAATACAATTTTTTGTGTATTCCACAATTTCACTGCCATATGCGCACTCTAAGCGGCTAAAATCTTCAATAAACCGAACATGATTAATACCATCTAAATTGGCAAAAATACCAATAGCTATTTGCTCATTAGACACCAAGTCCGGGCAAAACCTAACTTGTGACCAATAAGCCCTTACTAAATCAGATTTAACGGAATTTTTCTTAAATTTAGATTCAATACTTTTAAAATTCATGATGTAATCTCAGCTTAAGAAGATATAGGGCTTGGCGACAACCAAAGCTCACATTTTGCATCAATATCCACAGTTCTAGCCGCACTCATATCTAGATAATCATATAGTATCTCAGCTACTTTAGTCTTCCCTTTTTGTGGCAAACCGAGATCAACAAACTCATCCCCAAGAAACATTTCAATTAAATCTAACAGTTCTTTTCTTATAGTAATGAAGCCGGGGAGGTGTTTTAATTTTGCATCAAGCAGTTTTTCGGTGACAGCCTGCATATCGAATAACGGTTGATCAATCGAATCCTTTAAAATAGAACAATACCATCGATGAAGATCACCGTTTAACACGTTATTTTGCATCAATTGCCATGGCGACCAATCATTACCACATAAAATATTACCATGGTCAATGAGTGTAAAGGTTCTATTTGGCAATTCAAGTAAATTCCCTAAATTACGGTCAGTATTTAGAAGCCAATCATCACACATAATTAAATTTTGTAATTGTTTCCAGTTTTTAAGGCTAATGATAAGTTGTTCTTCGATATATTTCTTGATTTGTATATCATCAGTGTTTGAGTATTCTAGTTTTCTGTTAATACCACCAGTGTCAGAGGTCACCCATGCTATTGTTTTTCCTCTATATCGATCAACTTCTGAAACATTGCTCCATAATTCTTGATCGATGTCAGGAGATATTTCAAACTCTAAAAAGCCCCCAAATTCTGGTTGCGGAAGGTCTTGTGTGGAGATAAGTAGAAAACCAATGGCTTCGTTTAATAAACCTCTTTTCTTTTCATGATCATAAAATTTAACATAAGAATCTCTGACTACACCATCATGCCACTCTAGTTCGGCAACATGAGTCATTAGTCCCATACGCCCATCGAGTACTGGTCTTAAGTACTTTCTGTAACTTTCAAATGGTAGATACTCGATTACTTGGCTCATTTTAGCTCCCCAAAAGAGATAACGAATTGTTTATTAAAATGCTGTTTTTCGTATTTGGCTTGGTAGTTTTCTTTATCCTTAGCTAAATCTAACTGCCGATTTCTTAAAAAATTGATTTTGAGCTTCACGCTTCAGAATACTTCTCCAAAAACTCATCTATCCATTCTTGTGCAGCATCAAGATTAGTTATGTCAGCAAGCTTTAAATTAGTTTCCTCAGCTTCGTTAAACCCTTCAATAATCGCTTCAAAAATATTAGCTTCAGCAATCACTTCACGCGCTATATCACCAGCGTCATAACTTTGCTTTGCTTTTTTCAAGGCGATAATTTGTTTAGCTATTCCTGCACCAATTTTATCTAAAGCCGATTTAAACTCTTGGCGATTAATTGTTAGTGTGGTTTTAGACTTATTTAGTGTTGTGATCATTATGCTTTCCTTCTTCAGGAGTTTTTACTGTGTTTATGGTTTAACTAGGGCTAACTCCAAACGTCCAACAAAATTAATTTCATTTAGTTGTTCGTTGGTAATAAATTCATCTGGATATCTATTTTTATCTGGGTTGTCGCTTGTAAGTTTTACTGTTTTAGAACCAGCATAACTTACAAAAACTCTTTTCATGCGCAGCTCATGATTATGAGTGAATATGTAAACGCTACCGCTCTTTAGTGCATCAGGATCTTTATCGGATATATCAACAAATAAGGGGCTATCTGGAGCTACAGTTGGATACATACTGTATTCAGTTGAATAAATAATTCGTAAATTCTTTGGGTTTGTTTGAATCCCCATGATTTTTAAAATATAAGGATCAATCTCCAGGTATTCGCTTATATCTTCTAAGAAGTTTTCTATACCAGATCCACAAGATGCCTTTACATGCTTGTAAACAGGTATCTGAACATTAGAGGATTTACCTCTAGTGTCTGCACTTTTAAATTCAATTGGTGAAATAAATATTCCACCTTCCTTTTTAATAGTTGCATTTGGTTCACTTTTACTTTCTAGATCAAGTAATCCTGCCTCCCATCCAACCTTATTTTCAAGATTTCGAGCCGCACGTTCACCAAAACTCCCATGCCCATTCATAAGTTGAGAGATGTGACTAGGGTTTAGATCATAACGTTCGCAAAAAGCAACATCATTCTTAAGGCCCTTAATTTTGATTTCAGCATCTATGGCTGTGCGCAAATTTATGCGTCTTAAAGCTACTTTATCCATATTTAGTATTTCATATAGTTTTTAGTAAAAAGTAAATTCATAAACACTAAATTAAATTTGACATGCTTAATAATTAAAATTAGTATTTACTAAATATTTTACATAAAGGTAGAAATATGACTCAAACCAACACTGAACAACTCAAAAGCTACTTTATGAACTTGAGTGCTGATGAAAGGGTTGAGTTCGCCAAACAATGCTTAACCACAGTTGGTAATTTACAACAAATAATTTATGTCAATAAAAAATGCGGAGCACCGCTCGCAATCCGAATCGACAAAGCAAGTCAAGGAAAAGTGTCTTGTGATCAACTTTGCCCTGATGCTGATTTCAACTATTTGCGTGGAACACATATTAGGGAAGTGTCTAGAAAGCAATCAATATCAACATAAGACTAAGCAAAACCATGAATAAAGTATCTATTTTTGTTCATAAAAATTAAACGTGAATGATTAAAAGGATTCACATATGGAAATTAATTTAAGCCGAGAAGCTCAAAACGCTATTTGGCAAATGATAAGTAAGACACCGGGTTTTACTCCTAAAGACATTGCTCAAGTAATAGGGGATTCGCATAACACAGTTTGCAATTACGCAAATATTAATATGCCGAATCACTTACCAAGCATCAAAAAATTAGAAGCAATTCTGTATTACACGCAAAACCCAGCATTGTTAAAAATTTGGGCGCATGAGCTTGGTTATGCATTGCTACCTGTTGAGTGTGATCGAGGTAAACATCATGAGCTTTCAATCTTTGAAGCAATGATGCAACACAACATCAAGTCAGGCAAAGCGAACAAAGTTGTTTATGACGCTTATGAAGATGGTGTTGTAACACCTCAAGAATATGAAGAGATACACCAACTCACACAGAATTTAATTGAATTGGCGACTGCTGTAGACCAAGCGGCACTTAAGCAAATGAAAAAGTTTACATCAGGTGCCGAAATAGAAAAAGCCTGATGGGCTAAATCAGGCTTTTGTAGTTCATCACGGTATCAATAACTCATTGGCCTCAAGGAGTATCGAATGACACCGAATCTATCACATGAAAATTATATAAGCAAATTCATGAAAGGTGATGTGGTTGTATTTATGAATCACATCAAAATTAATAGTTTACAGACTGTAAAAGCTTATCAACCGAACGATCTATATCTATTGGAAAATGGGCAATTGGCTAAAGAAAATGAAATACGATCTGCCACTTTACCTGAGCTTTTTCATAAACGCCGTTTAGATGAAATTGAGCAATCGATTGCGGAGGTTTCATGAATAGTCATTTTCAAACTAAACCTGAACATAAACAGACTCAGGAAATTCAATCTTTTTATGAACCAACGTTGCTTTTGTTGAATCAAATTCATGATATCAAAAAAGACAATTTAAGAATGCGTGGTTACAACGAAGAAAATGCAGCTGTAACCAAGGAAGAATTGGCTCAAAAGATGGCTTATCGATTCAAGATTACGATTTGGTTAGCACACCAGGTTATTACGAGTTTGATCAAAGCTGAACAGGTCATTTCATTTGGTGGATATGTAAAGCCAAAGGTCGGTGAATTATGAGCTTAGATGCGACCGTATGGGCTTGGAAAGCTACAGTCTCATGTGCAAGTGAAAGGCTTGTTCTTTTAGCTCTCGCAGATCGAGCTGGGGATGATCATAAGTGCTTCCCAAGTTTAAAGCGCTTAGAGAAAGACACCACGCTAAATCGTAAAACGATCATCAAAGTTTTAGATGAACTTGAACTCAAAAAATTGATCAAATTTACTGGTGAAATTAAAGGGAATGGCGTTAAGGTTTATCAATTGATTGGTGTATTTGGGCGTGAAGATAGTACAGATACCCATACCAAAAAGGGGACTAGTACCAAAAATGGTACAGGTGTCAATTTAGGTACTGGTTCCAAAAACGGTACTAGTACCAATAATGGAACTGGAACCAGTACCAATTTTGGTACCGAGACCAGTACCAATTTTGGGACACAGAATCTCCCAAGGAATCTCTCATTAGAATCTAAAAATAAAAAAGACTGGCTTTGTTTGAAAAAACTTTGTTGGGAATTAGATCAAGCCGATCCCACGGTAGTGCCAAAGTCGATTATCGAAGCAAGTTGGTTTGAACGTGAAAAACGAGCATTCGAACTTTTCAATGCCGACAAGGATCTTTGTGATGATCTTTTGATTTACCACTTTGCTGACACACTTTTGAGAAACCGTCACAAATACGACAAAGCGCAAAATGGAAAATCAAGCGGTGATTCTGATTCTGTATTTTTCTCATCACCTCAGCAGATTTATGTTTTTGCCAATAAACTCGCTCAACTTCCAGACGTCATAAATCAATTCAGCATGCCAGGTGAATCTTTTGAAAAACTGGCAAGCCGGATTGCTGCAAAACTTTCAGATCCAAATGAACTCCAAAACTGGAAATCACACCTGCAAATGGTTGGTTTTAAAGCTAAAGGTAAAGGGGTTTCGATATGAAATACGGATCTGTTTGCTCAGGCATTGAAGCGGCTACAGTTGCATGGCATGAGCTCGGTTGGAAGCCTGTCTGGTTTGCAGAAATTGAAAAATTTCCAAGCCAAGTCTTGGCACATCACTATCCCGATATTCCCAATCTTGGTGATATGACCAGCATTGCTGAAAAAGTTAAAAATTATGAAGTAGAAGCACCAGATATATTGGTTGGAGGAACCCCATGCCAAGCATTTTCTGTAGCCGGGTTAAGAAACTCATTAGATGACGATCGAGGACAATTAAGTCTTGAATTTGTGAGATTAGCGAATGAAATTGATTCAGCCAGATTTATTCGAGGACTTGAGCCAGTCATTGCCGTTTGGGAAAACGTACCCGGAGTGCTCAACACAAAAGACAACGCTTTCGGCTGCTTACTGGCAGGGCTTTCAGGTGAAGGGTGTGAATTACAACCACCAGGGGGAAGATGGAAAAACGCTGGTTGTGTGTTTGGACCATCTCGACAAGTCGTTTGGCGAGTCCTTGATGCTCAACATTTCGGACTCGCCCAACGACGTAAAAGAGTGTTTGTTATCGCAAGTGCTCGAACAGAATGTATCACCGAAATACTATTTGAGCGAAAAGGCATGTTTGGGGGTATTGAGAAGAGCCAAAGCGAGAGGGAAAGTATTGCCAACCATAGTGGAATACACACTAACAGAACAAGCGAAACGGTCAGCGGAAAAACAATAGTACCGCCATTATTAGCTTCACATGGACAGAAAAAATGGTTAGGTAATCAAGAAGCGTTTTGTGGTGATTACTATATAAAGCATGTGATAGGTGTTGGAGGTTGTAATTCAAATTCAGCAATAACACCTGAAAAATCAGCAACAATTTTAAGTAATAACGATCGAGGATATGTTATCCATTCCTACGGTATTCAAGGAAATATTATAGGTAGATCATTAAATTCGGGTGGACAAGGCATAGGTTTTAAAGAAGAACAAGCACCAACGCTTACCGCGGCTGATAGACATGGTGTTTTGTACTGTGGTTCTCAGAATGATTATTTACGTGATCTAACTAAAAATATCGCACCTACTCTTAGAAGTGGTGGAAAAGGCGGAGGACCGATAAGACAGGCTGTAGTTGAACAGCCCGCGTACTCAATGATTGCTGATACCACCCCAAAAATTTCAAAACAAATAAACGGAACGCTGCGCGCAAGTGGAGGCGGAGGGATTGTGCCCTCAAGTGTCGTATATAAATACATTGCACGTTACTTAACTGAGATTGAATGCGAACGCCTGCAGGGTTTTGCTGACAACTATACAAACATACCTAGAGCATCAGCTACACAACGATATAAAGCCCTTGGAAACTCAATGGCTGTTACGGTAATGCATTGGATCGGGGAAAGGATTCAGCAATTTATTCGTGGAGGGTTTGCATGAATAAGCGAATTGCTGATTTTAAGCGAGGTGAGCATGAATCTTGAATCTACACCAGTGTGTATGGACTGCTTCATTGCTGAGAATGTCCGATATGAACCTGAGCATTCCGAGTTTCTGTGCCCAAGCTGTGCTCATTTCAGAGATCAACAAGAAAATGAATCTGAACTTTACGATCAATATGAAGATTGGGAGGATGATTGATTTTGTCTAGCATCTCAATTGCTGATTATTTGAAGAATTATGCGACAAAGAAAAGGAAACCTAAGCGCCGTAATTTGATTAAAAAAGAACGTGTTGTAAGTGATGGAGAAGCAACTTTAATTCAACATCTCAAGGCTTATGGTATCGGATATGAACAAGAGCATCAGTTTAATGAAAATCGAAAATGGAGGGCTGATTTTCATATTACTGGTACCAAAATTTTAATTGAAGTTGAGGGAGGCATTTGGAGCAATGGCAGACATACAAGAGGTAAAGGCTACATAGCAGATATGGAAAAGTATAACTCAGCCACAGAGTTGGGTTATTCAGTGTTTAGATATAGCACTGAGCAAGT